CAATAAGTGGGTTACTGATTCTTTTTTCGATGAAGAGGCACGCATAGAAAGTGCTGCCGAAGATAATGAGGGAACCCTTGGAAACAGCGAAGGGTATAACGTCTACCTTTCCAGGCAGTTTAGTTACAACACAAGTCACTACTATAATGATATTTTTGACCCGTCTTTGTTGACCTCCACAACCCAACCAGAAAATGGTTTATATACAGAGGGGATTTTTTCAAAGTGCGGTCGTAAGGGCAATCTAGGAAGTCTCACACTTGTAAGTGAGGAACCTACCAAATATTATGTATTCCCTCAAGACGTTTGCGCTGCTGCCACCGACTTTGGAAGAGAGAATCATGACAAATCTTTGGCAGCATTTTCAGTGGGAGGTTCTAGAGATGATAGAAAAAGAATACTTTCCAGTGTTGACATGGAAAATTTTTCTACAGAGTATGCACCGCAAAATTCACTTCACTTAGAAGGGTTAAAGTCTGGTGTATTGGACACCATAGAGGCGATGGATAAATCATTTAATCTGTATCAGAGTGCCCCAGCACGCCCTGATCCAGGAATGGAGCGACATCTAGAAAATTTAAGAGAATCGGAAGATTACAAGATAGGTTTAAGGCATTCAGATTTTGATTACTTTCAACCTGGGAGTTTGCAGTTAGAGGACACTGGGGTTTTTCAGTGGAAACTTGGAGAGGTGACTCAAGATGAGTATAATAATTATAAATCTTTAGACTTTCCTGATTTAGAACCAGTGGAAAACGATGAGCACCTTTTGGGACCAAATGATGTGTATGAAGAGTGGACCCAATACATTATTGAAGATCCAGGATATGTTTTTTCAAATCCAGGAGAGTCTTTGCACAGTCCTTTTTCGATGGGCGCAATGATGGATGCTTCATATAACACAGGACAAGTTGAGGTCCGATCATTCAATTCGGACGACGAAGAGCTTCCAGCTCCAGAACCTACCAATATTCGTTACCACTGGCCAATTCAAGTTTATCATAACGTTTTGGATCACATGAGGGTTTCAAGTCTAATCAAAGACAAAAGGTTAACAAAAGGGTATAATGGAATTAACTATGGGTGGGGATCAGAACCATTCTTTAGGTCGAACAAGTCAGACCATCCTGATTTTCGCAATGAAAAGACTGATTATCGAAATCGGGGCAAGGGAAAGTATGATCAGATTTGGAGATTTAACCAGAGTAAGTCTGGAGGTGATAATTCTAAAGCTGCAAGAGGAGAAAGAGGTGCAATAAGAAACATGATCAACAACGGTGTGTATCCCAAGCATTGTCCAATAATGGTTAGACCTTTGGGGTATCAATCGGAGCAGTACGAACATGAAAATACAAATGAACTAGGGGCAAACGAATATGTATGTCCAGTATATGTGATGGTGACTCAGATTGACTATAAAATTGGAGATACAGTGCTTCATTCTGACACATATATTGGATCAAAATTTAATGATCCACTAGGAATAATGAAAGGCAGTGATCTTAGGAATGATCATGGCACTACTGTAAAAAGAAGAGCTTTAAGTGAAGCAGTTACAAGGTTGACTATGGAATGGTCGGAGAATAACACTCGTGCAGTAAACTTAGTCGCTGGTGAAAATGTTTCTGACACTGAAGCATTTAAAGAAGTTGTTCGTGAACAATTAGATTATTTTGCCGCCGAAGCAGGACCAGGAGGCAGCTTTAATGGATCATTGTACCCAGGTCTTTTAGATGGTGTCATATTGGCTGTCCTAAGTAATGCTGGATTATTCGCTCGCGTTATGGAGGATACAGGTTTTGGTTCCTTCACCACCCTTCAGATCAAATTCGCTGAAAAGAAGGCGGACGAGGGCAAGTTTGATGACGCAATGAAAGAGTTTAGAAAAGTGGGTGCCGAAATCGCCGCTGAGTTTGTTTACAGGATTGTGGATATACTAAACAACGGGGCAGGTGGTCTTTCAAGTGAAAATGTTCGTGAGATGATTATCAGACAGAGAAGTTTCTTTCGAAATCTTCTTGTAACTAATATCATAGAAGAACAAATTCTAGCAAACAGTGAATTTGGTGATTTTGGTATCAGACCATTATCAAGAGGTTATGATCTAAATAGAACAAAGAGTACGAGAGCTAGACCGGAAGATATATCTTTTTCTTGGAGAACAAGAAATCATAAAACAAACATGCTAACAACATCCAAGGTTTATAGTGTAGCCGCCATGTTAACGGGAAATAACCGTGGTCAGGTCGGTATGGTGCAACCAATCGGAAAGGTTGGATCCTCATATGCCGCAGAGGGAAATCCTACTTTGAATGTACCTTTGGTCAATATAGGTGATCTAGCGGATGAGTTGACTTTAAATTCAATCGCAGTTTCTAATGATCCTAACTCTTTTTGGTCTTCACTTGACTTGTTTAACCTTGAGCAAGATGCCGATCAAAAGATCTTATCTATCGTAAATGAATATACGGAGGGGTTTTTAAACACAAGGACTTATGAGGGATTTTGGGGATACACAAGTTCTCCAAAATATTTGGAAGGTTTTGCTTTCAATGAATTAACCAATAGATCGCAAAACCTTGGAACTGGAATTAGATATGAAAACGCCTATAGAGGAGATGACTATACTTGGACCGACTTTTTTGTTGATCACGACACTTTCCCTGCAATCTGCGACATAGAGGGTGGAAATGAGTCGGGACTTACAGATGATGCAAATTGGAATGAAGAATACTCCGTCTTAAGATTGCCTTATCCTGGTGATTTTGAGGGCACTTTTGCAGGAAACACTTTGCCAAGAACCTCTGCTGGGCATTACATGTTGGCAGACCTCCGACAGGGTCGCACTCGTGAAGGCGCTATAGAGTCCTATACAAGATCAAGAGGAGATTTTGAAAAAGCAACAACTAGAAGAGAGATAACCGAAGGCACTCAGATAAGTGGTTTTAGGGCATATCTTTTGAACAAAGCGATTTATCTTTTTTACAAAGCAGATGCTGAAGAAAGGAGGTTCTGGAATATCGCAGGCGGTCAGTTGGCAACACCCATGGATGAGCAAGATACTTTGGTGAACTATGGGGCAAGAACAAGGGACTCAGAAAATCCAGGACCACAACCCTCCGGTATTTTTGAAAGATTGAACGTAGCGTTGAAAGAAGAGATGACTACTAGACTTGAGAATATTATAGAAGGCAGCAATTATGCTACAGGGTTGAGGATGGTTCACATTTTATCTGATTCTGCTTCAGACGAGATTGATCAAATTATGAATTCCTACAATGAGGGTCATCCATTAAGGTTGATGTTTGATCTTCTGTTTTTTGAAGAACGTCTCATTAGGATTAAGATTCCTGGACAAAGGAGAGAATTCAACTATGTAATTCCTTTGATATCTGTAGAGGAGGATATGGACAGGTGCAATCTTAATTGGAGAAACATTAGCACAACAGCGCAAACGATGGTGCCTGGACTTATGGACAGGTTGTCCAAAAACGAAGATTTTTTGACAATAGTGGAAGAGAGTTTTCCTTTGCAAAGATTCGCCTTGCTTTCAGGTTTGTATTCAGTCATGACATTATCGACAAAAGAGACGTTTGAAGACTTTATGAACCCTTCAAAGTATTCTGTAGTGAATATCTTTGGAGCGATTATGAGTAAAGACGATTTTGAAAGAACTCCTTCTGGGGTAGAGATGTGGATGATGGCAAATGGTTACATGACATCTAGGGGACCAAAACCCCCTCTCATGGAAGGTTCAATTGGGTCTTTCTTTAATCAGTTGTTCTTAAATGCCCTGAAGACTCCCGTAATTATGATAAGAAATCTTTCCGGCATGTTAGATCCTGCATACAAATCAATGTTGAAAGAGCAAGACCCAGCAGACCAAAAGATAAACGTGTTGGGGTGGAGTTCTATTTCTGCAAATGGTGTCAAGTCTCCAATGAAGAACGGTGTGAATTGTGACGGGGATTATGTGCCCATAAACCTTGGATTCCCAAGGGATATAGCGACTAATCTATTACCCGTTCCAAATGAAAAGTTCTTTAAGGCACTCAAGAAGTTTGGTTTGTACATGTATAGAAAGAGAAGAGGGGGAGTTAATGATAGTTATGGAGATTTCTTGGGACCATTCGGCGCATTGGCACTTTCATTACCAGAACTGCCTGGAGAAAAGGCATCAGTCGTCGCTGCTAGAAAGATAGAGGAAGAAGGACGAACCCAGGAAGCGTGTGCCCCACCACAGATTATTGAAAGTTCTGAAAATAATACCGAAGAAGAATAATTAATATAATAAGGAGAACAGTCATATGTCCAGGGGATTAGCGGCAAAACTACCATTAAGAATTTCAGAAGACTTTGGTCCATACGATCTGCACAAAGATGTAAAGAGTTTGGTGCAACAAAACTTAAAAATGTTACTGCTAACTAATCCTGGCGAAAGGATGATGGATCCCGATTTTGGAATTGGACTACAGACTTATCTGCATGAGCAAAACACAGATTCACTACAAGGCGAAATACGAGCAAGAATAAATGATCAAGTCGAAAGATACCTAGATTTTATAGAAATAAAAGAAAGTTATATTGGACCAGATAGAAATTCTCTCAATCCTTCTGACAATGTTCTTACAATACAAATTAAGTACAACATCATTCCTTTATCGGAAGATGATATTCTATCAATAACTCTCCAAGATTTTAGTTTTTAATCCTAATTATTTGGAAAAGTTCGAGGTTTTTTAATGACAATCAAGAAAATAGTTCCAATTGACTACACGAGTCGCGACTTTAATTCCATAAAGAACGACCTAATCGAATACACGAAAAGGTATTACCCAGAGGTTTACAGAGATTTTAATGAGGCAAGTTTTGGTTCCTTGATGTTGGATACTGTTTCTTATGTCGGAGATATTTTGTCCTTTTACCTAGACTATCAGGCAAATGAGTCTTTTTTAGAAACATCAATTGAGTATTCAAATGTTCTTAATCATGCAAAGCAGATGGGTTATAAGTTTTCAAATGCACCATCTTCATTTGGAACAGTTCAGATAGATTGCTTGATCCCTGCATCAACCCTGACAGTTTCTCCAGACTATGATTATATTCCTACCTTGCAAAGGGGGACTGTTTTTTCGACTAATTCTGGAAAACTTTTTACATTAAACGAAAACGTTAGTTTTGACCCAACTGGCAACAACGAGGTCTACGTTCACTCTGAGACGGACCAGGGTCCTTCATATTATATTGTTAGATCAAAGGGTCAGGTTGTCTCTGGAGAGAGGTCGGTTGAGGAGATTGAAGTTGGCGATTTCCAAAGATTTCTAAGATTAGAGTTGTCAGGTGAAAATATAGCAGAAATCATTTCAGTTACCGACACTCAGGGAAATGTGTACCATGAAGTTAGTTACCTCTCGCAAAACGTAGTTTTTAAAGAGTTGCCAAACAAAGGCGTAAACTCCAAAGAATCACCTTCCTTGATCAAACCGTTTCCAGTTCCAAGAAGGTTTATAACTGAATACGAAGACAACAAGATCTACTTACAATTTGGTTATGGTTCAGAGAGCGAATTGACAAGCAACTCTATCATAGACCCAAGTGAAGTAATTCTCAAGGTTCATGGCAAGGATTATGTGACAGATACATCTTTTGATCCTAGTAAACTTACAAGTACAGACAAGTTTGGTGTTGCCCCAAGTAACACGACATTGACTGTAGTGTATCGGACAAACAATGTCGAGTCTGTAAATGCAGCGGCAAACGAAATAACAAACGTTACAAGACCAATAGTTTCTTTTAGGAATCCAGATTCTTTAGACGCCTCCAAGACACAAACAGTTACTAAAAGTTTTGAAGTCAGTAACTTGCAACCAATTGTTGGAGATATTTCCATTCCAACAACAGCGGAATTGAAAAGAAGGGCAATAGATGTTTTTGCAACACAAAACCGAGCGGTAACATTAAGAGACTATGTTAGTTCAGTTTATAATATGCCAGCAAAGTTTGGTGCAATAAAGAGATGTACGGTGCATAGGGATGACGATGAACTTAAAAGAAGTTTGAATATTTTTGTAATGTCAGAAGATCAGTCAGGAAATCTTGTAAAGGCAAACGAAACGATTAAAAATAATTTAAAGACTTGGTTAAATTCTATTAGAATGATTGGGGACTCCATCAAAATATTGGACGGACACATCGTCAATGTCGGTATTGAGTTTGATATCATGATTGAAAACGACGCAAACGAAGTGGATGTACTTGCAAGGGCAACCAGAGAGATAATAAGGGACATGCTCCAAATAAAAATGGAGTTTGGTCAACCGTTTTACATTACCGATGTATTTAGATCTCTTAAGGACGTTGAAGGGTTGTTGGATGTAGTGGACGTCAGGTTGGTAAACAAGACGTCTACAGGATATTCTTCAGTATATTATGACATTAGGAATAACACATCAGTGGATGGTCGATACATCGGCATTCCTTTTGACCATGTGTTTGAGGTAAAAAATCCAAGAGTTGATATTGTAGGGAAAGTAGTGTAATGGCAATTAAAAGATTTGTATCAAACAAGGACAATGTTATAACAAATGCTTATAAGTTTGATCTAGATACTAGGGCAACAGACTCTAATATGGGGCAATCAGACATAGTAGAAGTTTTTAATATTTTTGGGCAACAGTCTAGAAATTCAATTGAAAAGTCAAGGACTATAATTCAGTTCCCGGTTGATGAGGTGGTATCGCAAAGAAGTGCAGGTAATATACCAAGTTCTGGTAGCGTACGGTTTATTCTTAGAATGTTCAACGCAGAACACGGTCAGTCTGTACCTAGAAACTTTTACCTTGATGTCTGTCCATTGGCACAGTCCTGGGATGAAGGTTACGGTCTAGACATGGAGTCATTTGTGGATACCGGAGCGTCAAACTGGTTATCTGCCTCAGACGCATCTACTACGCAAATCACAAAGTTTACTTTTCTAAGTGCTTCTGCATATGATTATCGTGGTGGATCGGTGAGTCTTTATGAACAAGACGGCGACAGACACAATTTTTACTTCCAACACCATGCAACTGCTTCAGCGCCAGTTTTAGACGGTACCGAGCACGAGGTGGATGTCAAAGGAAAAGTGACTCCTTCAGAGGTTGCAACTGCCTTTAGAAATTTTGTAAATCCAGTAAGTGGATTTAGCGCAGTCTCTCAAGACGGAAATGCTGCTGTAGTTTTGGTGACAAGTACAACCGCTGGTTCGGTATCTACCTTTTCAATTAATAGTTTGCCTTCGAACACGATCACGGGTCAAATCACTCAGACGGGCACTGATGCAGTGCTTTGGACATCTGAGGGTGGTTCTACATGGAAGAGTAATATTAAAGATACAGAATTCTCATCATACTCTCAGCAGTTTGTTTCCGGTAGAGAGCATTTGGAGATTGATATTACAGGTTTGGTCGAAGAGTGGGTGAAGGGGGAAGTCGGTGCAGGTTTGACAAAATCAAGCGGTTCAGTAAACTTCACAGGAACTCCAGTAGACAACTCCACTATAACTCTGATCAGTACTGATGGTCTTGCAAAAGAGTATAGATTTTTGTCTTCTGGCATAACGAACGCAGAGACTGGTTCTTCCGATTCATCAATTATTTTTGTTGACACTAGTTCTGGCAATACGTCAACAATTGCCACTAATTTCAAATCGGCAGTGACAAGCATCAATGCACACAGTAATCGATTTACGGTTGCAACAGACGCCACCCTTGTCTCTCTGACTCAATCTGTTGCTGGTTTCGGCGGCAATACAAAAGTTGCAACAACTGGGGTACCAAATGCAACAGTTTTCACTTACCTTTCGGGTGGGCATGGAGCGCACAATTACGGTCTTATGGTTAGTCTTCAGGGGACTTATGAGGACGGCAGTCTAGCAACTTCTTTCTATACTAAAAAGTTTTTTGCAAGAGGTAGTGAGTTTGAACTAAAGAGACCAATTTTAGAAGCTCGATGGAACAGTTCTGTAACTGATGATAGAAATGATTTCTACTTGAGTAGTTCTATGCTGAGTGCGGCAGACAATCTAAACTCCATCTATCTTTATAATTATTTCAGAGGGTCTCTAAATAACTTGCCAAACGTTGGAACTGGAAGTCTTTATGTTAAGTTCCTAAATAGTTCAGGCGCTGAGATTACTACATCGACACCGAGAAACCCAATCACTGCTTCATATTCGTCCACTGGTGTTTATCGGGCACAAGTTGCCCTAACTACAAACGAGACACCTGTGACTGACGTTTGGTTTTTTGAAAAAGAAGCAACAGCAACAATTACTACAACTGGAAATCCTGGAAATAATCAAACATTTTCCTTAAAAAACACTGCTGGTACAACAGTTACTTTTGTTTTTAAGACTGATTCTACAACGGTTGACGGCACGCTAGACGGAAGTAATGTCATCATTGGAGTCAACGGTGCCCTTGGCAGCGCCGCCGCAGTCGGAGACAGGATTCGATCAGCAATAAACAACGCTTCCGGTCTCAATATTACCGCTACTGAGACTGCCGGTGGTGCCATGACTCTCACACAAGATGTGAAGGGGTCAGCGGGAAATACAACTATTAACACGGATGCGGTTGACACTGTTAGTTCTACATCGTTTGATGGCGGTATCGGACCAACCGAATTTAACCGGGGAACTATCGTTCCAAAAACTCATACCTCTAAGGGCAACAGACCAGATTTCAATTATGTATCAAAGTTGTTAAATCTAAAATCATCTTACAATTCGCAAGAAAAACCAAGACTCAGACTCTATATCAGAGAAAGAGATTGGCGTCCAAACATTTATACGATTGCAAGCAGAGACATTGAAAGCACTGTAATTAAAAATGCTTATTACAAATTGGAAAGAATTTCAGATAATTTTCCTGTTATAAATTATGGAACGGGCAGCGTAGAGTACACAAAGTTGTCTTATGACGTTAGTGGGAGTTACTTTGACTTAGACATGTCAATGCTTGAGGAAGGGTATGCTTACGAAATTTCCATAGTCTATAAGTTAGATAATGATTATAAAGAGCAAAATGACAAGTTTAGGTTCAGAGTAGACAAATGAGTTTAAAAAAGTTTTTTGAAGACAAAAGCAAAAAAATAATTAAGTTAGTAGATTACAAGGCAACAGAGAATCTTCTAAAAGAGAATGTTTACACTCACGATTTTATCGTGTCTAAAGAGTTGACATTAAGAAGGTTCGTGCCCAAGATCGACTATTCTGATCCAAAGAATTTTGCTTTTTTTGGAAATGCGGAACGCTATTACGAAGATTCCATAAAAAGAGTTTATGGGACCTATCCTTATGATGATTCACCGCATGAAAAAGAACAATGGTTTCTCAGTTCATCCTTTTTGGACTTGCACGTTTTTAGGAATGATTACCCTAAATCTACTGGATATGGTATCTTCTCTTCAGCGGGATGGGGCACAAGAACATCAGTAAGTGGTGCTTACGGAGAACCAGAGAACAAAGAATACATTTATGTCAAGGGTGGACCACATAAGAATAATGTTTTCAATCCAGCGGACAACAAAGAATCAAATCTTAAGTTAGACGGATCGAAAGGCAATACTGTTGAGTTCTTTTTAAAGAAATCAGAGTTCGTTAACTCCTTGACCGGAAGAGAGGTGATTTTCGATTGCTCCACCAATGATTCAGACATCTCAGAGTTTGGTGGTTCATATGGCAGGTTCAGGGTGGAACTGGACGGTAACGCTGCGGGTTCCCCATTTCTAGTAACATACTCATCAGGATCAAAGGGTGTGACACATGCTGTAGTTGGTAATTCAATTACGAAATCAACTGTTGCTGACAATGCTTGGCACCACTACGCAGTTTCTGTTGCAAACAAGGGGTCAAATCTAGAGATATCTCTTTATATTGATGGAGTGATCAATCAGACAATCTTAACCGGATCTACTTGCGCTGCAAACGAAGTAAACCTTCAAGCTAATATTGGTTCTTTGGTTAAGAAGATTACCAACACATCTACGACAGCGATAGGTTGGGGTAAACTTTCTGGATCTCTGGATGAATTTAGATTTTGGAAGGTCAAGAGGGATGCAGAGCAGATTGGTTCAAATTGGAGACATCAGGTTGCTGGAGGAAGTAACTTCGAAGGAATTACGGGTGATCTAGGAGTTTATTATAAGTTTAATGAAGGCATCACTACTGACGCTGATACAGACAAGGTAGTTTTAGATTACTCAGGTCGTGTTTCAAACGGTAATTGGATTGGATATGCATCTACTGCTAGAAACACCGGATCCGCAATCACAGAATCGGGAGCAAACACTACAGAGTTTCAAGACCCAATTATTAGGTCCAACCATCCATCAGTTGTCTCTCTTTTGACAGAAAAGAGGGCAATTGGCAAAAGTCATGACATGACAAACTCTTCTGGTCTTTATTCTACTTTTCCAAATTGGATGTTGAGCGAAGACACTGAGGCATACAAGGGTTCTGGAAGACTTGCAGAATTAGTTCAGATCATTGCTTCATATTTCGATACTCTGTACATTCAGACAAAGGTTTTGCCCGGTCTTAAGAGTAGGGGGTATGATGATTACTCGTCATCTCAGCATTTAAGTGGATCTAAACCTGCCCCTTTTGCTGATAAGTTGTTGAGATCTTCAGGTTTTGTTGCTCCTGAGTTGTTTGTTGAGTCCAATGTCATGGACAGGATTCTTGGACAAGATGCAAATAGGTCCTTCGAGCAAGACTTGACAGACATAAAGAATCTTATTTACAAGAACATTTACAACAATCTTGTACACATCTACAAATCTAAGGGCACTGAGTCATCTTTTAGAAACTTAATTCGTTGTTTTGGAATAGACGACGAACTGATAAAGTTGAACCTATATGCTTCAGATTATACTTATGAGTTTTCAGATACCTATCTGTATAAATCAGAGAAGGTTAAGGGAATAAACTTTAACGACCCAAATCTCTTCAGTGCAACGATCTTTCAACAAACATCAAGTTATGGATCGACTCACTATATGTCGGGTAACACCGATCTACACACACCGTATACTATTCAGGCAGATGTAATAATGCCTTTAAAGTTAAAGAGTGGTCAAAAGGGATTCTTTGTAACAGGATTTTTAACATCTTCAATCATGGGTCTGCACACTCCTGCCCTAGCAGCAGGCGATACGACTTTTGATACAAGTGACCCCGCAGGAATACAGGTTTATGCAGTGCATCACCCAACCAGAGAAGGAGCGGCAAAGTTTGTACTTACTTCTTCAAAGGGGAATGTTCCCCATCTTGAGACGCCCTTTTACGAAGATGTTTACGATGATAAGCATTGGAGCATTTCTGCCAGAATAAAACCAAATGTTCATCCTTTTGCGGGCACTGTGGTTGCTTTTGCAAGTGCTGTTGGGACGATTACAACAACAGGCAATCCTGGAAACAATGAGGAGTTCACTTTGACGGACGCCGATGGACTATCTGTTACATATATTTTTAAAACAGGTGTCGCGACAGTAGATGGAACCAAAGATAGTGGAAAAGTCATCATAGGCGTCAATGGTGCTACAGGTCACGCCCCATCTGTTGGAGACCGAATGCGCGCAGCAATAACCGCTTCGGACTTGAATGTGACCGTAGTGGAGACCGCTGGTGGAGCAATGAGTCTAACTCAGAACTCAAAGGGGACAACAGGAAATACAACAATAGATATGAGCGGAGTCACAACTGTCGTCGCGACTAGTTTTACTGGTGGCGTCGGCGAGTATACGGTTGAGTTTTCAGGATACAATTATATTGTAGATGAGTTACAAGAGAGTTTTTCTTTGTCTGGTTCTGCAACAGTGTCTGCACTTGGAGATTTCTCTGCCGCTAGAAAATCTATGTATGTCGGCGCAAACCGTGGCAACTTCAATGAAACGGTTCAGCAATCTTCAGACGTTATTATAAACTCTGCTAGAGTTTGGCAGGGATACTTAACAGAGGCAGAACTCAAGAGTCATGCCCTGAGTTTTAATGAATATGGAAGGTTAAACCCTTCAAGAAATGCGTATCTTTTTGAACCTGGATCAGATTCAACTGAGATAAACCAGGCAGCAACGATGATGTTGCATTGGAACTTTGACCAGGTTACTGGATCTGACGCTAACGGTGAATTCTTTGTGGCAGACACCAGTAGGCAATTTGCTGGATCTTTTGGTGGGTCAAATACTGCTTTAAATGCGTATCACGGGGGCACTGGTTTTGGTTTCCCTGCGTCATCTACAACAATGGTTAGGGGCATGTCTCTGGCGGTAGCGAAAGAGAATTTGCCTGAAAATATTCACAACTCTAGTTTGGTTACTGTAGAGACTCGTGACAAAGAAAGATTGACAAGAGATTCACGTCCAATAAACTATTATTTTGCATTTGAAAAGAGCATGTATCAGACGATCTCTGAAGAGATGGTCAAGATGTTTGCCACTATTGTGGAGTTTAATAACCTTATTGGTGAACCAGTTAACAAATATAGACCAACTTATAAAAAGATGGATCATTTGCGATCAATGTTTTTCGCAAACGTGGAAGAAGATCCAGATTTAGATAAATACATAGAGTTTTACAAGTGGTTTGATGTTTCAATGGCAATAATGTTGGAAGAGGTTAGACCAGCATCAATGCCTGGTTCAGACGGCATCAAGAACATGGTTGAGTCCCACATCTTAGAGAGGAATAAGGTTCAGCATCGTGCGCCCACTATCGAGTTCAAGCAAGACACACCGGAAGCAAAGATACTAGGTGTCAACGAGTTGTCTTATGATTGGGAGCACGGTCACGCCCCGATACCTGGATTCTGGGCAGGTTTCGATGGCACCGACGACTTCATTCAAGTTTCAGACCATGACGACTTTAGTTTTGGTGACGCATCGAACGATGGGGTCTTCACTTTATCTGCATGGGTTGTGTTTAGCGATCCTGCGTCAAATGTACAGTCGATTATAAGCAAGTACAATGCAAACACGGCATCTGAGTACCTTTTCTTCAATAATAATGGATATCTTCAGATGAACTTGTATGACCTAAACACAGCAAACATAATCAGATCTAAGACAAACGCTGTAGTTTTTGAAAGTGGAAAACTTTATCATGTTGCTGTGGTCTACGACGCTGGTGGCGCAGCGTCTGGAATTGAGTTGTATGTGAATGGTGTTGCCCCCGCTCAAACAAAGTCGTCCCTTGGGTCATACACAGCGATGCACAATACATCAGTTGCCCTCCAGTTTGGATCAACCGTTGCAGGAACATTTGACTTTGCAAGAAACATGCATCATGTAATGGTTATCGAAGATGACTTAACTCCAGCGAAAGTTTTGGAACTATACAATCTTTATGAAGATGGTATACTTCCCGCAGAAAAGTTCAGTGGTTATAGTCAGATAACTTCTTGGTGGAAGATGGACCAAGAATCTTATATGTTTGGTTCAGCGAGAGACTCAAAGGGCGCTCACCACGGTTCTTTCCATGGTAATGCAAACATAGTTCATGAATATGCCATATTTAAAAAGCAAAACGATAATTGTCTTTGGTGGAAAGACCGAGAGATCAGGGGTGATCTTTTAGAGACATCTACTCTAGTCGATGCAAACAGAGAGTCCATAAGAAGGGTAAACAACACTGTTGTGTCTGGTTCGACTTACGCCACTAGAAGACTGACAAGACCTTATAGATTCAGCATGGAGAGGAGTCAAGGACTGAGTCCAGGTTCTAACATTGCAACGAATAAGACCAACAACCTTTATCAGGGTGTTATTAAGTTTGACGATGATGCGGCATCAATTGAGTTGACTGCATCAAACTTGCAAGAGCAGAAAATTTGTAATGATGTTATTGTGCCAAACCAAAAGATTAGACTTCATGGCAAAACAGATGCACTAGGTACTGATGGATATTTGGACGTAGATTCAGATATGATTGCCCCATTTAGTTTGTACTCATCTTCTGTGGGCGACAATGCGCTTTCCGCTTTCAAGTCGGGTGTCGCTTTGACAAATAACCATGGAGACTCTTATCACATAGACGGGCATATTCCATTGCAAGGTTTGTTTACTGCCCAACATGTTGGTGGAAAGACACATCGAAACGTTGAGGTTACGGTGTCTTCTCCTGAACTTCGACCCGAAGCATACGCCCTTGAGGTCACTGCTGGTAAGATAAAGATTGTTCATCAACCGACGAACAGACCTCGGTCTATGTTTTATAGAAATGAGATGATCAGACGCCCAGTAAATATTCGCAATATTCGGACAACAACGGGGTCTTACAAGATCGGAAATTACCAAGAGGTATACGAGTATGCGTTGACCAACGGAAGGCGCGAGAACAACAATGACTTCGCTCAAAACAGTGGTTACACTGGGTCCTTGTACAGTTCTGTCGCTGCCATTGCAACAGGGTTACTGGACCAACCAAAACCAAATAGAAATAAGAACACTCATGTCATCGTTAATAGATTTTCTGCACCAGGTGGCACTGAGACCATGGGTGATGCAAACGGTGGTCCAAACTTGGATTTTGCTGCTGGCGAGTACTCGGTGTATAATACGATGAATCATAGAAATTCATTGGTCAGAGAAGTCAAGAACGAATTGGATGCAGAGTTCTCAGAAAGATTTGGACTAAGAAGTGGTTCTACAGTTGTAGAGAATTCGTATGAAGTGGTATCTGGTTCGAAGAATGGGTTTGCGTCAATACATATGACGAACAGAAACACCTTAACAATAAGCACCGCATCAGTAGATGGGTATGATCCAAAGGTACAGAGAGATAATGCCTTTGTGCAGCATCCGATTCCGAGAAGTGAGGTACAGTATAGTTGGATCGCCGCGAAGACAACTGATACAAGAGAGACGTTCCCTGGGTATAAGCATGATTTCACTATACCCGTTGGAACTGACACAGCAAGACAAAGAGAGATTGCAATCTTACAATCTTCAGCAGGAACATACTCTGATTTTGTTGGACTTCATTACACTTCGTCCGCTCCAACTATAATAAACTCATCTATCAATACTGGTAGTAATACGTTTTCTTATGATTTTGGAACTCTTGCTGACCGGCATCATTTGAGATCCTTTATCGCTAAAAGATCTCCATATGCCTGGAATTCATGGAAGCAACTTCGTGGTGGCGACCATCCGATAGCAAAGTATTATAGAAGTCAAAATATCATCTCTATCCACTTGAGGGACGGAGAACCTAATTCATCTCCTTTTATGGATTATGAGAGACCGCATGGTATAAACGAAAACAGAACAGCAACAAAAAGCAGGGTGATACAGAATTATCAAGAACCCTCTGTCACTTCACAATATAAACCAATGGAACTCATGTTTGGGGTTATTAGTGATGCAAATTATGGTCAACTCCGAGAAGATACTCTTGGAGAAGGTGGAAAGGTTGGAACAGCGCAAAGAAGAAGAAGCAGGGTCTTTGGTGCTGAAAGGTCTGAAGTAAAGATGAAAATCTCTTATGCAAATAATCTTTGCAAATTTGCAAATAGAGACTTGATGAACGTTCTTAAGTTGGAAGACACTGGACCAACAGATTTTGGGAATCTTTTGGAAAGCATGAGGTCAAACCTTATTGCAACCCCAAGAGGATTCAAATATTCAGAAACAATATATCCAGCAGAAGTTAATGCGTATCAAAAGGAAACCAGACTTAGAACTGCTTTTGTTAGTCACGAATGGAGAGACACTAGACTTGCAAGGTTTGAAATGTTGACAAGAAGTGTCACAGAGAGGTCTTACAATTACGATTCTTGGTATACAAACACTATAGAAGCAAACACAAAAACAAACTCTCAGAATGTTGCAATTCTAGATTCAAATAATGCCGGTTCTTTGAATTACCATCTGAGTCAAAGCATGTGGGCACTTGATGCTCGTAGTGATTTCGCTGCCATTCCTGAAAAGTTGTTATCAAGCAACCTGACTTGGTCTAGTGATGCACAGAGAGACGCTTATAAGCTTCAATTTGTTACAAACCTTAAGGATTCTGGGGAGTTGCAAAATGGATACAGTATTTTCCATCAGTATGGTGCAACTCAAGGAAGGTACGACCTTTTGACCGCTGCATTGTATAATCGCAGAATTCCTCAAACGGTAGGGTCCAGCACTTATTTGGCAGGCGAAGCAAAATGGGAGGCAGGAGACCAAGCAGGCAAGTACCCTTTTGAGAAAGACTACAACACATGGGCAGAAGAGTTAAGGACTGTTTCAGATTTCTCTCTTATTCCAGAGTTTAGAATTTCGGAACATATTCCAAATTACTTAGAAAATGGAAACACTAGAGATCCAATTGAGACTTTTCTGGAATTAACCGGATCATCTCTGGACAGCAGTAAAGGTACTTTTTTCAAAACATATTCTAATACTGATTTTATGAAGTACTTTACAGTAGTTAAAGACTCCTTGAGCAGTGGAAGTTTGGACAAAGAACCTTCTTCATTGTTTTTGAAGTGTTCCGCAATGCTTAAGATGCTTCCCTACAAAGGTTTCTACCCAGCAACAAGAACTTTGAAAATAGCTGAACTCTTCCAAGAAGGTTACACAGACACCAATTTTGATATATCATCCATTCTAAATGCTACAAGCGACGACGAGAAAAAGAATTATAATAGATATGCTAATACAAATGTCAGAACAAATATGCATCTTGCAACAAAGGCGTTATATGCCCCTGGGGTTTTATACAATTCAATAAAATCTGGTGTTGCTGTTGATTATCCAATTTTTAAAAATGAAGGAATAGGTAAGTGGAGCTTACAAGAGTTCAGCACAATCTTTGGAGTCTCCTTTCCAACAGGTCCCGTGACTTCAGATAACGCCTCTGGGTCATTAAAGAACTTGTACGCAGGATACGGAACTTCTATAACAGGAAGTTATTTGAATGGAACGCAAGATCAGTCGATACCAAGAATCAAGGGTTCGGTCTCAAAGAGGGTTAGTTTTGAGGAAATGATAGATCCATCAGTACTGGAGGGAGTGATTTTGTACGATAATGAACCACACCCCTCTGCTTCATACGGAAGTTTTGCATTTGGGAATCCTGACAGAACCTTTTCACTAAACGCATTCCCTCGTTATGGACTTATGTTTGCTCAATCTGAATCGGACGCAACTGGTTCTGCTTGGCAAGTAGATATCCCTACTGCACGAGCAGGTGATACAACAGAGTATTCTTTGGCAATGAGTAATTTTGCCGCTGAAGTTCCAAACTTTTTCTTAAAAGATAACTCGCTTACAACTATTTTATCTGAACCTGGACCGTTTTCTTTCAACAAGTCAGAAATTGGTAAAACCTTTAAGATGAGACTCACGTTTAAGAACAACTCTACATTGATGTATGACAATGTTTCTGCTTTTGGACCCCCTGTTGACAATAGTACTGGTGCAGGCGCAGGCGGCAATTATGATTTTGATCCATATGTACCGGCATTTTTAAGAAAAAATGCGGACCCATTCGTGGAGTTTGTTTTTACTCCGACAAAGAGAGAATATGCTATAGATGAAATACAGGGTGAGGTTACGGCAAGTTTTGGTTTGGGAAATACGACAAGATCTGTAAGATATAGTACAAATTTACAAGCTCAAATGACATTATCCAGTTCTTTGAATCTTTTCGGAACGCTCAAGGAACCTGCGGTCACTCTAGACAGAGATGGCAATCCATTACAAGTAGAGGAGCGCGCTACAGACCGATTTAGATGGATGATCCAGACCAAGTGGGAATGTCCTGTTTTAGACTTTTCAGATTCTGACATTACCTTGTTCGACGTTACGGGCAGCAAAGAAGTGAAATTATCAGAGGAGTATTCAAGTGCTCCCGGTACTTTGGGGTCTCCATGGACCACGACCACTGCGTTCGTCCCCTCTGCCATGCCACCAGGCAAAAAAAGTTCTTTTATGACCGGTTCAAGAGGTATGTGGCATCAGTATGGACAACTACCCGCTAAGGAAAAGGGTTATCAAATTGTGCTGTCAGACGTAAACGACCTTAGTGAGTCTCTTGCATCAAAGATTGGATTCCCAGTTGGAACACCATTTCAGGTTGGTCAGGTTGCTGACGGAAGGGAGATTGGGGAGGCAATCGTAGCGGTGCCTTACTATGTAGAGTCGGGAGATTTAAACTTTTTTGATCTAGATGTAGAAGACATGAGAGAAGTTCTTGGAGAGTTTGATGCTCTGCGCGGAGAGATCGCACTTACTCCTGGAGTAAATCCAGCAGTTAGGCACCAGATAGAAATGATGCAGAAGTACATTTTCCCACCTCAGATGGATTTTGTAAAATATCGTGACAAAAGTCCAATTGCTATGTATGTTTTTGAGTTTACTCATGATTTGAGCAAGCAAGATCTTGTAGACTTGTGGCAAAATCTACCTCCTAAAATTGGACAACATGCAGAGGGCACACAACAAAAGGTTGTCGGTCATCGTTTGGTCAAGAATGGACAAGTCAAGGATCCACTCAACGGAAGCATGGCAAACAAACTTCAATGGATGGTGTTCAAGGTTAAGCGCAAGGCAGAAAAGAATTACTTTAAGAAACTTGATGATTCTGCTTTCCAAAAGTCAGGAAAATCAGGCAATGTTTTGCGAGAAGGGAAGAGTCTTGCTCTGATCGATACTTTGGATCAAAAATTTAGTAAAACTGACGGATATTCATACAACTGGCCATATGATTACTTTTCACTAGTAGAACTAATTAAATTGGATGCAGAAGTGGTCTTCAGAGATGATGAGGGCAACTAGTTTGGAATTCAATTAAATGTCGTTTATTAATAAAAAAGAAGAAGTAATCAACATTCAGTTAACAAGGTTCGGCAAAGAGGCGATGATGAAAGGTCGCTACAAACCTGTATATTATCGTTTTTTTGATGATGGTGTTATTTATGATGCAGAATGGGCATCCGTAACAGAGAATCAAAATGATTCAGAACCTAGAATAAAAGAGGCACCTGTCTCTAACCCTCAGTCGGCATTCGTTGGTGTAGAGTCTGCCTTCCGACGCGAATACAATACTAATAACATTGAAGACAGCACTATAGATGCTTTCTATGAACCACTTTATGAAGACGAGGACGAAGACGAGAAGGTAAACTCCCTCAGATATCCGATCAGTACATCAAAGATTGGAATTCAAAAAACGCCACTCTTTCAAGTCAATGCAATGACGGAACCATTTACTGGTAGTCTAAATTATAGAACCGGGTCCAGGGAGGCGATCCCAGTGGTGCAGGTTCCGTTTGAGTCACTGACCTTGATACAACAAGAAGCAAACGTCCCAGATCCTCTTTTGGATGAAGCAATTGTGTCAGAAGGACTTATATTTGATGACGGTGTCTCCTATACAACATCTCAAGAGTACATTGTCTTTTCAGCAAAAGAAACTAACGTCCCAGATGATAATCGTGGATTTGAGATTGAGATGTTTGAGGAAATTAGTGGTTCTTTAGTGCAATTATATTTTGACCACAACGACACTCAGAGGTTGGTAGAAGAGTATTTTGACGTCCTTGTTGATTCCGATGTGGTATCTGAGTTGTTGGACCGGATTGATAATATTCCTACTAGCACCACAAGATCTACGATCTTTTCAAAGAAAAGTTCAAACCCTGCTGAAAATGTACCTATCACAAGGACAGGTATCGTTGACAGGATATATACAAGTCTTCCTTCTGACGACGATGTGGAGGATTGCGAATAATGGCAAGTCTTAGTTCACAGTTGGGCAACTTCGCTAGTATATTGCCGCAGGTTATGATTAAAAGAATAATCGTAACCAATACGGACAATGAAGATCTAATAAACCTAAAGATTCGTCTTTTGGTTAGAGATGTTGCGACAGATTCAGACCAGCAAATGTTGATAGATATTATTAGAAACAACGCTGTCGTTTGTCTTGAGGTTTTCGATTCGGATCAAAACCAGGGTTATAAAGATGCGTATTACTATCCATCGTCACCGCAAAGAGTGTCAAACGCTAGACGAGGTATTCTAAGAAGAGATTTTTTTAGAAATGACCGACGCTTAATAAGAAGAAAGGTCGATGTAGGGTCTCTTCTTAGAGGCACTCCAGTTGAGTCGGACGTTTTTCTAAATTCTGGAGCAGAGGTTTATGATTTTACAACTGATTATGACATTCAGGTTGCTTCTGGCATACAAAGTCTTCAGGCACTAGTCTATGTTCACTTAGACATTCTTGGTGTAGTTGACTCAATGGAGGAATACTCTGGTGTTAACCTTGATTTTGCAGAAGGTCATCTAAACGCGCCATACAATATTGGAACAAATGCAAAATGTGTTACGATACTTCAGGATAACAAGGTTCCAGATTTTAGCATGGCAATGATTGATCAAAACTCAGGTCAGGTCTGGACTGGCGAGTACCATGAAATGAGAGACCAAGAGGGAAATGTAACTGCTTACATGGACGGTGCTACTCACGATGAATCTACCGGTATCTTCTTGGCGCAGAGAAGAGTTAGAAATACCAAAACACTAGACAATCGATCAACAGTGAACAATCAAACATCGGGTTACTATGGTGGCACCTACGAAACTGAAAGAGTCCCTCTACCAGGAGACATATCTAGAGCAGCGGAGAACGCACTTTCAAGATTTAGACAAGAGCGTGCTTCAAATTCTTCAAGAGGGTTTGGAACTCCGTCTCCCAGAGAAAGAATAACAAACTCTCTATTTGAATTGTCCGCTCAGAACGCAACCAACGAATCTATTGGCGACTTGTTTATGTCTGTCAACAACCACAAAGATGTGAACATAATTTTTAACATTAATTGGTTGGAAGTCCTCAAGAGAAAGAGCGATCATTATCATCTATTTCCTCACATGACTCCAGAAGAAGTTGATGTAGTAATACGACTGACCAGCATTTTAAAGATAGATTTAATGAGAAGAGAGGTGTCCAAGGAGAGATCTGGAACAAGTAAGTTCTTGTCAAGAACCAGAAGAGTCTTAAATGAAGAGGCACCTGTCAGGGTCTCTAGTACTTATCCGATGGCATCCGCGACCGGGTTACATTCCGTACATAGAATCGTTCCTTTGAATATAGATTACCAAGATGCAGATCCTGTAGATATGATGGGAATCTCCTCGTTTACAGGTAAGGACACAACAATAAAGAACGAAATAGGCGTATTCCAGTACTATGTAGAATACGAGTTCATTGATGGGTTTTCGACTTTTTTTAAAAACTTTTTTGAAACCGTGGAAACGGCACAAAGAGATTTAGAGAGGTTTATCCAGATAGCAACAATTCCTGTATCCTTCTATACGTCAGAAGCAGGGCAAAGAATCACCGATGATACAAACGGCAACTACAATCCAGAAACAGGAGAATTTACGGAACAATTTAGAAACTCGCGAGACAACGAGGGGTTGATTGAACAGTTGATGGACGTTTTTGCTACAATGGACAGGTTTGTCAATGTGGACCACCCCAGCGCAAGATCTGCACGTTCATTTATGCTTTTGGATGCTCGTAGAATGATTAATCCAAGAACTGCAACTTTGGATACTATGGTTGAGTTTCAAAATTCTTTTATGGCATACTTTACGCTTTTAAGATCAAAAGTAAAAGAAGGCAAAACTGTGACTAGATCACACACTTCTAGGTTTACTCCACAAGATAATCTTAAAGTTTTGAAGCATGTGGACTTTAGCGACACATTTTTTAACACAGACACGTTGAATAAAATGTTTGTAAATTTATTTGATTTTAATGTCGATGACCCTTCCGGCGAGTTGATCGCTGATCTAGTATCAGCGGTGGAGGCAGAATCTACAAGTTTTGGTTTTAGCACAAATCAGTTTGCTGATGGAGTTTATTTGAGTCCTAATTCTTTCCAGTTTTCTCCTGACATTGTGCCAGACATGTTTGTTCCAGCGGAGACAAAAGACTTTGTAAATGGACCGGAAGACACAAAGAAGATTATGATAAAAGGCAAGTCTTCCAACGAACACAACATTCTCTTAGAGAACACTTTAGATAAAGCATTCGCTATGATTGGAAAACCAAGCATCGGTGCTCCAGGTTTGAAGAACATGAATTTGCCACATATTCCAAAGACATCTTTTGAGTCTGCAATGTTTACACCGCGACCAGAACCAGACTCAGTATACAATGGGGTTAATCCGAGTTTTTTCACTGATGTCAATACTTCTTTCACAAAATTTGGATTGGTTGTTGACATTGATCAACCCTCTACTTCAATATCTTCTTTGCTTGCCGATATTCCGTTTAACGATTTAGGGCAGGAGCAAAGTTTGGAAATGAAGTTTGAGGTTCTTAAAAAGTTGACACAGAATCATATCGATCAGTTGAAGAATCAAAAAAGCACCTCAATAAAGTCAGAAGAACTTATAGACGCAAATTCTGTTTTATCTTTAGATAGTTTTGCCGGAAGTTCTTCTGATATTCTAGGGTTTTTAAGAACCGTGTCTTCCCTCGATTCTCAAGGTCAAATTATAAATGGGACAGAGGTTCGCAACGCTCAGGTTGATATAAGTCCAGAAGAAAGAAGAAATATTCCTCCCCAACTTAGAGCGCCCCTGGTTCTTGATAGGGCGA